CATGGCCGCGCTGCTCGAGCCGCCGGCCGACCTCCCCGACGTGTCGTCGTCCCCGGCGTTGCCGGGTGTCGTGCTGACGTCGCAGCAGGTCTACTGGCGCCGGTGGGCCCCGCACGCGATCGAGCAGCGGACGCTGACGCCGGCGACGGCCGCCGGCTTCCGCGAGCTGTGCGAGGTGGCCGCGTTCAAGGACGAGCTCGCGGCGCGCCTGCAGCGGTTCGGGATCGACGGCAAGGCCGGCGCCGAGCGGATGCGGACGTACACCCGGCTGTCCCAGCGCCTCGACGCGGCGCTGGGGCGGTTTAAGTTGACCGCGTTCGGCAAGCCGGCCGACGGTGGTGGTGGTCGGCGCCAGGAGCCCGGGGCGGTGAATCCATTTGCGCAGGTGGGGCCGTAATGGTGCAGACGTCTGCACGGGCCGAGGGCGAGCGGTGACCGCCCGGAACTACGTCGCGCTGGCGCGGCAGTACGAGGACGCGGTCCTGGCTGGGACGATTGCCGTCTGTAAATGGGTGCGGCTGGCGTGCGCGCGGAACCGGCGCGATCGGGAACGGGCGCGGACGGACGCCTTCCCGTACTACTTTGACGAGGCGGCCGCCGTAAAAATCTGCACGATGGCCGAGCTGCTGCCGCACATCAAGGGCCCGAAGGCGAAAATTATCGGCCGCGATGACCAGGGGCGGTCGCTGTGGAACCCGATCGTGCTCGAGCCGCACCAGTGCTGGTTCCTGACGACGCTCTTCGGCTGGAAGCGGGTCGACAACCACCTGCGGCGCTTCCGCGTGGCGAAATACCTGGTGCCTCGGAAAAACGCCAAGTCGACGCTGGCCGCCATCATCGCGCTCTTCATGCTGACGGCCGACGGCGAGAGCGGCGCCGAGGTGTACAGCGCCGCGACGACACGGCCGCAGGCGAAGGTCATCGCCGAGATCGCCTGGCAGATGGCCTTCCGCTCGCCGCAGTTCCGCGAGTACTTCGGCGTGAAGCTGGGCGCGAAGAGCAGCCTCACGCTGTCGGTGCCGGACCTGGCCGGCAAGTTCGAGCCGCTCTCGGCCGACGCGCACACGCTCGACGCGCTGAACATCTCCTGCGCCCTCATCGACGAGCTCCACGCGCATCGCACCCGGGCGGTCTACGACGTCATCGACACGGCGACCGGCGCCCGCCCGCAGCCGCTGCTCCTGATTACGACGACGGCTGGAGTCGACATCGGCGGCATCTGCTACGAGAAGGTGCAGTACCTGCACGCCGTGCTCGAGGGCGTCTTCGCGGACGAGCAGTTCTTCGGCATCGAGTACACCATCGACGAGGGCGACGACTGGCGCGCCCAGGCGGTGCTGCGGAAGGCGAACCCGAACTACGGCGTCAGCGTCGACCCCGACGACCTGGCGCGCAAGGTGCGCGAGGCCGAGCGGTCGCCGGCGGGCGTGAACAATTTCCTCACGAAACACTGCAACGTCTGGGTCCGCGCCGAGTCGACCTGGATGCCGGTGGACGAGTGGCGCGCGTGCGGTCATCCGGAGCTGCGCGTCGAGGACTGCGCCGGCGTGTCGTGCTGGCTCGGCATCGATCTGGCCGAGACGCGCGACATCATGGCGAAGGTGCTGGGGTTCCGCGTGGAGCGCGCGCGTCACGAGGCGCTCTTCGCGCGGCTCCTGGCGATCGCCGCGCCGCCGGCGCCGGAGACCATAGAGACCCTCTACGTGGTGTTTTCCCGGTTTTATCTGCCGGAGCAGACGATCGAGCAGTCGCCCATCGCGCAGGTCGCGGGCTGGGTGCACGCGAAACACCTGGTCCAGACGCCCGGGAACGTGGCCGACTTCGGGCGGCTCGAGGATGACATCCTGGAGGATTGCGCGCGCTTCGACGTGCAGGAGGTGTGCTTCGATCGCGCGCTCGCCGCGGCGGTCATGCAGTCGCTGCAGCGGAAGCTCGGCGACCAGCCGCCGGTCATCGTCATCAAGCAGTCGGTGGAAGTGATGGACCCGGCGATGAAGACCACTGAGCGCCTGGTGCTCGGGCGACAGCTGCTCCACGACGGGAACCCGGCCGGCGTCTGGATGATCACGAACGTCGTCGTCGAGCGGAACTACAAGGACGAAATCTACCCGCGGAAGGCCGGCGGGAAAGACTCGCACAATAAAATTGACTTTGCGATGGCGCTCTTCAACGTCATGTCGCGGGCCTACGAGCCCGCGCCGGCGTCGCCGCCGTGGGACGGCCGGATTCCATCGCTCGAGGAGTATTTGTGACGATGCCTGAGACCCCCGACTTCGAACAGATCGCGCGCGACCTCGTGCTCGGCCTCAACAAACAGACGTGGGATGGCGACGAGGAAGCAGCCGCGTTGGGTGCGATTGCCGAGCAGCTCCGTCAAGTCTGGAACGCCCGCGGCGCCGCGGACGTGAAGGCGTTGTTCGAGACGCGCGATCGGATGGCGGTCGGCGATCCCCTGGATCAATCACGCGCCGTCGGGCTGGAGCGCGTCATCGACGATCACTTGGCTCCCGCGCTCCGGAGCTTGGACCGATGATCGTCGCCGGCGCGGTGTGGCTCCGGCGCCTCCTCCAAGCCACGATCGTCTGGTGGGGCGCGATCCGTGCCGCCGGGCGCATCCTGCGCGGCGATCTGGATACGGTCGTGTTCGGGGCCGGGTTGGCCGTGCTGTGTCTCAGCGTCGCGCAGTGGTCCCGGCCGCTCGCCGGCGTGATTGTGGGCGGCGTGCTGATGGCGGTCGCCGCGTGGCCCTTTCTCAGGATGAGGAACGACGAATGAGCCTCCTTTCAGGACTGATGACCGGGCGCCTGCAGGCCTCGACCCCTGGGCCGCTGGATGACTTCTGGTACGGGCCGGCGGGCGCGGTGACCGCGGCCGGCCTTCGCATCGACGCGGCGGGCGCCCGGAAGATCAGCGCCTGGTACCGCGGCCGCGACATTCTGGCCACCTCGCTCGCGATGCTGCCGCTCATCGTCTACCGGCGGTTGCCTGGTGAGGAAGGACGCGAAGCGGACCCGCGGCATCCGCTGCACGACGTCCTGCACCGGAAGCCGAACGTCTGGCAGGACGCGTTTCAGAACCGGCGTGAGGCGATGTTCCACGTCATCGACTACGGGTGGCACTACGCGGAGATGATCGAGGGCCCGCGCGGGTTCGTGGACCAGTTGCAGCCGATTCACCCGACGCTGGTGACCCCGGAGCAGGTGCTCTCCGGCCCGTCGCGCGGCCGGTGGCTGTTTCATATCCGCGACCCGAAGAGCGGCGGCGTGAAGACGACGAAAACGCAGGACGAAATCTTCTACCTGCGCGGCGCCGACGGCAAGGGCATCCTCGACTACGCGCGCGACAGCCTGGGCCTCGGCGTGGTCCTCGAGCAGTACGCCTCGAAGCTCTTCTCGCGCGGGGCGATGAACGGCGGGCTCATCGAGGGCCCACCCGGGCCGGTCAATGCGGACGCGATGAAGGCGGCCGCTGAATCGTTCAAGACCGCGATCGGCGACTGGCACATGCCGCGGATGCTGCCGAACGGCGCGAAGTGGCATCAGAGCACGATGGAGCCGGAGAAGGCGCAGTTTATTCTCAGCCGGAAGTTCACGGTCGTCGACATCGCGCGCTGGCTCGGCCTGCCGGCGCACATGCTGAGCGAGGTCGAGACGGCCGGCGTCACCGGGCTCGAGCAGCGCGGCCAGGAGTTCGTCACGTTCAGCCTGGGCGGCTGGCTCTCGCTCTGGGAGTTCGCCATCAACGACCAGTTGATTCTGCGACCGGAGACCTACTTCGCCGAGTTCACCAGGGACGCGCTGGCGCGCGGCGAGCTGCGGGCGCGGTGGGAGGCGTACGTGTCGAGCACGAATGCCGGGATCCGGACGCGGAACGAAGTGCGGCGCCTCGAGAACCTGCGCAGCCTGCCCGGGCTCGATGCGCCGCTCGACCCGCAGAACATCACGGGGAAGGGCGCGAAGGGTGGGCCGCAGGATAACCAGCGGCCCGGGCGCGCGGGGGACTCGGAGGCACGCCTCGATCAGGCCCGGGCAATCGCGACGGCCGCGGCCGGGCGCCTCCTCCGGAAGGAAATCGCGGCGGTGCAGAAGCTGGCGGTGCGATACGCGGCCGACGCGGACGCGTTCGCGTCGGCCGTCGCCGACTTCTACACGGCGCACGTGGACCTGGTGGTGCAGACGCTCCAGATGCCGCGCGCGGCCGCTGAGGGCTACTGCGCTGGGCAGGCCAGCCAGATCGTGAGCGGAGACTGGGTGGCCGCGGTCGAGACGTGGCAGACCGACCACTACGCCGCCGGCCTGGCCGGGCTGGCGCTCGATGAGGAGGCCGCGTAATGACGATTCGACCCTTTAGACCCCTGGCCGGCGATGTCCCGATCGTCGGCCGGCCCTTCACCGTGAACGGTGGCTTCCCGACCGCGCTCATCACGTGCGGGTGCGACGCGAAGACGCCGGTGCTGCTCGTCGGCGTGGTGCCCTCGGTGTGCCCGGCGTGCCGGCGCGTGTTCGTCGTGCAGAAGTTTGCCTTCGATGGGGAGACCGGCTCGGTGCAGGTCTCGCTCAGGCTCGGACAAATGGCGGATGCCCCGCCCGCACCGGGAGGAGTTCCATCATGAGCGTCGTCAAGTACGGCCACATCCTCAGCTACGTGGCGTCCACGCCCTGGGCGATCCTGCCCGACAAGATGCAGGAGCTGCTGTCGGTCCTCGCGTTCCGGGCGGCCGGCGGCGAGTTCACCGCCGACGAGATTCGGGCACGGCTCGGCGAGGACGGCGGCGCGCCGCCGGCGGCCGCCAAGCGCGGCGCCGTCGCGGTGATTCCGCTGCGCGGCGTTATCGCCCACCGGATGGGCACGATGGCGGAATCGAGCGGCGGCATGAGCGCCGAGCGGTTCACGAAGCTGGTGCAGCAGGCGGCGGCCGACGACAGCGTCGGGTCGATCCTGATCGACGTGGACTCGCCTGGCGGCACGATTGCCGGGTTGACGGAGGCGGCGGATGCGGTCTTCGCCGCCCGCGACGCCAAGCGCGTCGTGGCGATCGCCAACGCCACGATGGCGAGTGCCGCCTACTGGATTGCCAGCCAGGCGCACGAGCTCGTGGCGATTCCCTCCGCGCTCGACCGGTGCATTGGGTCGATTGGCGTCTTCACCGTGCATGAGGACCTCAGTGAGCATCTCGCGAAGGAAGGCGTGAAGATCACGCTCATCCGGGCCGGCAAGCACAAGGCCGAGGTCACCCCGTTCGCGCCCCTCAGCGACGAGCAGCAGGCCGAGCTGCAGGCGGGCGTCGATGCGGCATATGGGGTGTTCGTCAAGCACGTCGCGCGCGGCCGCGGCGTGCCGGTGGCCGACGTCCGGAAGGGCTACGGCGAGGGTCGCGCGCTGTCGGCGGTTGACGCGCAGGCCGCCGGCCTCATCGACCGGATCGCGACGTTCGACGAGACGCTGGCGCGCCTGGTCGGCCGCGGTTCGCGCGCGGGCGCCGGCATGCGGGCCGCAGTGGAGAGCGTGTCGAGTGCGGCCGCCGACGGGCGCGTGCTGGCTGGCGATGAGCTCGCTGAGGCGACGGCGGCTGTGGCGGAAAGCCTTGCTGCCGGCGGACCGCCCGATGATGAGGAAATGCGACGCCGGCTCGAGCGGTTCTGATGGCGAAGCGCGGCCGGCCGGCGCTGTCGAATGACGCACCGTCCACGTATATCTGCTTGAAGGTCGAACCGGAGCTCTACGACCGCACGTTCCGGGCGGCACGTGACGCCAGGGTTTCGGTTCCTGAATTCATCCGGCGGGTCATGCGGCGGGAATTTAGAGATCTAAAATCGACTTCTTCGCACGTCTCTGCGAATCTCTAGCGCACCGAGCGGGCTTCCGTAGAAGGCCGCTGGTTCGAGACCGCGACTGACGCACACCCGTGTGATGCGCATCCGGTCCCAAGCCAGCGGCCTTCTGCTTTTTCAGGAGACGAGATTCGCCATGGACCACTTCACCGTGCTGCCGTTTCTGCTGGCGATGTTCATTGCTGTGGAGGCCATGCCCACGCACGTCGTCGACGTCCATCGTCAGGGCATGGGGATCGAGCACGAACAGCCCTGGCGATCCACGGCGCTGGCGTCCATGCGGGCGCGCGTCCTGACCTGGCGCACGCGGCTGCGGGCCTGGTTGCGCCACCCCGCCGCGATGCCCGCCGCCGCGGTCTTGCTGCTGCTGCTCGTGGCCGCTGTGGCGCCGGTGCCAGCCGATGGCGCGTCGCTGGCCGCCGCCGCCGCGCTGCCCAATGTCAGGCAGATCCGCCAGGACAGAGCCGACAACGAATCGGCGATCAAGGCGTGCGCCGCGGCGCAGGCGAAGCTGAAGACGGAGGCCCGCGGCCTGTTCGCGGTGGCCGCCGACAAGCGCACGCCCGAGCAGAAGGATCGCCTGACGGCGATCGACGCGCAGCTCGACGTGCTCGTGGCGCAGGACGCCGAGCTGACGGCAACCGCGGCCACGATTGCTACGGAGCTGCAGCGCGCCGAGCGGTATGTCGAGGAGGAGCGCGGATCGGGATCGATGTCGCCCATCCAGGTGGGCGTCGATCATGCGACCGAGCGGCCGTGGGGACGCGAGATCCCGGCGACCGCGTCGGCGAAGGTCAGGGAGGCGCTCCAGGTTGAGGGCTTCGGCGAGTTCCTGCAGGCCGTCGCGGGCGCGGCGACGCCCGGCCGCACGCCGGACCCGCGGCTCTTTGCCGCCATCTCCGGTGCGTCCACGTCTGTGCCGGCCGACGGCGGGCACCTGGTGCGCCAGGACTGGAACGAGATGCTCCTGGCGCGCGCGACGGAACAGGCCGTCCTGGCGCCGCTCTGCACGCCCGTGCCGGTCGGCGATGAGTTCGACGGCGTCGAGCTCCCGTATATCGACGAGACCTCCCGGGCGAATGGCTCGCGCTGGGGCGGCGTGCGGGTCTACCGGGCCGCCGAGGCCGACAGCGTGACCGCGACCAAACCGAAGGTCGGCCGGCACGAGATCCGGCTCGAGGACCTGAACGGCCTCATGTATGCGACCGACCGCTCCCTGCGCGATGCCCGGTCGCTCGGCGCGCTCGGGATGGCTGCGTTTGCGTCCGAGTATGCCTTCGTGCTCGACGACGAAATCGTGCGCGGCACCGGTGTCGGGCAGTGCAAGGGCGTCATCTCCTCCGCGGCGCTGTCCGGCAATCCGACGGTGTCGGTGGCGAAGACGACCGGCCAGGCGGCCGACACCTTCACGCAGGCCAACATCTCCGACATGTGGGCGCGGCTGCATCCGCGCCACAAGAAGAACTCCGTGTGGGCGGTGAACCATGAGCTGGGGCCACAGCTCGACGTGTTGTCGATCCCGGCCGGCACCGCCGCGCTGGAGCCGCGCTTCGTGAGCTACGGCCCTGACGGCGTGCTGCGCATCAAGGGGCGTCCGGTGCTCGAGCTCGAGCAGTGCTCGGCCATCGGCGACCAGGGCGATGTCATCGTCGGCGACTTCTCGCAGTTTCTGCTCGCGTCGAAGGATGGCATCCAGCAGGCCGAGTCCATCCACGTGCGCTTCATCTTCAACGAGCGGACCTTCCGGTGGACGCACCGCGTGAACGGCCAGCCGGCGTGGCGCTCGGCTGTGACGCCCTACAAGGGCACCAGCGGCAAGACGCTCTCGCCCTTCGTGACGCTTGACGCCCGGTAATCGGGCCTCTGACTGACAGGAGAGCACGCATATGGCAGGCGCAGGCTATCAACTGGGTGACGACGCGGCGGTCACGCTGCTCGAGACCACGGACATCGGCGGGACCAACGCCGCGACCGGGTGGGTGTCGATGGCCGAGTTCGAGCGGGTCATCGGCTATGTCGAGATCGGGACGTGGAACGCGACCGACGATCTGGACGAGTGTCGCCTGGAGCAGGCGACGGACGCGGACGGCACGGGCGCGAAGGACCTCACGACCGACGCGAGCGGCGGCAACTACGACACGGACAACCCGGTCGATGCCGACGGCGACTTCGTGATTCTGCAGGCGAAGGCGTCCGACCTGGACGTCGCCGGCGGGTTCACGCACGTGCGGCTCTACGTCGCGGAGAGTGGGAACACCGGCGTCGACAACGTGACGGCGTTCCTCGTCCGCTACGGCGCGCGCAGCAAGCACGCCCAGAAGAACGGCGCCGCGGTGACCGGCTCGAAGGTCTACGTCACCCCGTAGGGGTGGCTATTCGTTGATTAGCTGGGGGCCGCCCCGAGCGGCGGCCCCTTGGCTGTAACCAGGAGCACACCCTGTGGCCAGAACTGCACTGTTCTCGCGCAATACCCCTGGCGGCGTCTTCACCTTCGACGACCTCGGGGAGCACCCCGGCGAGATCTACTTCGTCGACGCGTCCGCCGCTGGCGCCGGCGCCACGCTCGGGCACGGCAAGAGCCCGGACTCGCCGTTCTCCTCCCTCGCCTACGCCTTCAGCAGCGACCTGCTCGCGTCCGGCGACGTCGTCTACGCGCTGCCTGGCCACACGGAGTCGATCGCGGCGGCCGGCACCATCACGGCGGACATCGCCGGCGTGCGCGTCATCGGCCTGGGGTGGGGCTCCAAGCGGCCGGTGCTCACCTGGACGGCCACCGACGCCACGATCGCCGTCAGCGCGGCGAGCGTGCAGTTCCGCAACTTCCTGACGGAAGTCACGATCGATGAAGTCGTGTCGATGTGGAACTGGACCGGCGCCTGGGGCGAGATGGACCGCGTCGACTTCCGGCTGAACACCTCCGCGGAGGAAGCGATCCAGTTTCTCACCGCGTCGGCCGCGGCGACCGACTTCCACCTGCACCACTGCCGGCATCACCAGGCGACGCCGGCGGCCGCCAACGCGCAGTGGATCGAGTTCATCGGGGCCCGGACGGTCATCGAAGACAACACCTTCGACATCGAGCTCACGAGCAACGCGGCGAGCAAGATCCTCTCGAACGGCACCGCGGCCATCGGGCTCGTCCTCGCACGTAATCGCATCCATGCGCTCGGCAACGCCTGCATCCCGATCTCCTGCCACGCCTCCTCGGAAGGGATCGCGCACGACAACCGCGTGGTCTCGGGTGGGACGCTCGCCGGCAAGATCGCGCTCGGCGGGCTCTACGGCTGTGAGAACTACGTCGCGACGACCGCGAACAAGAACGGCATCCTCGACCCGGTGGTGGCGTAGTCGATGGCCGTCACGCTCGAAGGCGCGATCCGGCGGTTCATCGGTCTGTCGACCGATGTCAAGCCGCTGCCCGGCCAGCGCGGCGATCTCGCCGATGCGACCGCGCCGGCGCTCACCGCGGCGGACCTGCCGGCCGGCTCGAGTTTCTTCGAGACCGACACCTGGCGGATCGCGCGCTACGACGGCGCGGCGTGGCGCTACGAGGAGACGAGCGACGCCCTGGCGCGAACGCTGGACGAGTTGCTGCAGGCGCAGCGGGAGACGAACGAATTGCTGGCGATGATCGCCGGCAAGCTCTAGCCCGCCCAAACGTCGCGGGCTGAAAGGACGTGTCATGAGAATCGAGCTTCCGTGGTTCAACCGGGCGAAGGGGGGCGATGCCGCCCCGCAGCTGAGCGACGAAGGTGCCCTGCTCACGCAGGGCGTCGGTGGTGTGTCGTACCACGCCGCCCGGCAGCGCAAGGTGTTCACGGCGCCGATGGCGGCCGCCGGCGGCGTGCTGCCGATCTTCTCGAACACCGCCCAGATTTTCGGGCTGTGGAACCCGGCCGGGTCCGGCGTGATCGCCAACATCCTCGAGCTGGCGATGAGCTTCGTCGACACGACCGGCGCCGCCGGGGGCTACGTCCTGGCGGTCGTGAAGAACGCCGGCGCCGCGCTCGCGACCGGCGGCAACATCAGCGCCTTCACCGACCTGACGGTCTACGAGGCGCTGGCGACCGGCAACGCGGCCAGCGGCAACAAGTGCCGGGTGAGCTCGGCCGCCACCGTGACCGCGCCAGTCATCCTCCGGCACCTCGGCCTCAACCAGCTCGTGCTGACGGCCGCCGACGCCACCGGCCTGCAGTGGAAGAACACCAGCCGGTTCGACGGCGACGTGCTCGTCGCGCCGAACACCGCGCTCTTCGTGGCCGGCAACATCGCCACGCTCTCGAAGTGGGCCTGCTCGGTCACCTGGCAGGAAGAGCCGGCGTAGGCCCCCCTGGGATGCCCTGCTGACGCCTCGGTGAGCGTGCGATGGCTCTGAGTCTGTCCTCCGCGCCGGCGACCGAGCCGGTGACGCTCACCGAGGCGAAAGCCCATCTCAAGGTCGACCACGCGGCAGACGACGACTACATCGAGGACTTCGTCATTCCGGCGGCGCGGCGGTACGGGGAAACCCTGACGCACCGCGCCTTCATCACGCAAACCTGGGTGCTGCGTCTGAACGGCTTCGGGTGCGGCGCTCCCGTCCTCCTGCCGCGGCCGCCGCTCGTGTCCGTCACGAGCGTCGCCTATACCGACAGCAACGGCGATGCGCAGACGTGGAGCGCCGGCAGCACCGGCTACACGCTCGAGTCGCCGTCGGGCGAGCACGCGCTGCACGCCTCGATTCGTCCGTCCTACGGCGAGAGCTACCCGTCCACGCGCAATATCGTCGACAGCGTCGTCCTCACCTACGTCGCCGGCTACGGCGCCGCCAGCGCGGTGCCGGTGGGGATCAAGCACGGACTGCTGATGTTGATCGAGGACCTGTATCGCCAGCGCGGGAGCAACCTGCAGGGGCCGAGCTCGCGAGCGGCGATCGCCGCGGAGTCGCTCCTGGCGCCGTTTATCGCCTGGCGCCATGACCTGAGGTACGACTGATGCCGCGCATCGGCGACCTGACCGAACGGCTCGCGTTCCAGCGACAGACGGTGACGGCCGACCAGGCCCGCACGAAGACCTGGGCGACGTTTGCGACCATCTGGGGGCAGCTCGAGCCGCTGACCGGCCGCGAGACGTTCCAGGCGGCCGCCGTGGCCTCGCTCGTGGCCTGGCGCGCCCGCATCGCCGCGCAGCAGCTCGAGGCGGCCGCGGTCTCCGTCTCGAGCATCACGCGCAGCGGCACGACGGCCACCGTGACGACCGCGGCGGCGCATGGGCTGGCGACGGGCGACTACGCGCGTCTCGCCGGCGCGACCCAGACCGCCTATAACGGCAAATTCTCGGTGACGGTGACGTCGACCACGGTGTTCACCGTCACGGTGAGCGGCACGCCGGCGACGCCGGCCACCGGCACGATCACGTCGACGCTCCTCCTGCCCGTGCAGCCGAAGCTGCGGGTGGTCTGGACGCCGAGCTGGGACGCCGGCCAGGCGGCCAAGACGCTGCAGGTGCACGCCGTGCGGCCGCTCGGCCGCGACTGGTGCGAGCTCGACCTCGGGGAGGCCGCCTGATGACGAGTCATGTCGGCCTCTTCCTCCTCGGCGTGCTGTTCGTGGTGATTGTTTGTTGGGTTGCCAGCTACGACGAGTCCCATCACTGGCCGCTGGGCGAACCGTGCGTGGCCGTAGGGACTGGGGGGTGTTCGTAATTGGCCGGCCGTCCGAACAACGCCGCCGCGATTGCGGGCCACGTGCAGGGGCTGCGCGAGCTGAAGGCCGCGTTCCAGAAGCTGCCCGAGATCGTGCGCGAGCACCTGAACGACGCGACGGAGACGAGCGTCCGGGAGGGCGCGCGGTTGGCGCAGGCGAACCTGTCGCGCAGTCCGTCGATCGACACCCGTGCGCTGTACGACCATGTCGGCTGGGCGATGAACCGGAAGGCGGGCCGCGGCAGCTTCGGCATCAAGCGTGCGACCACGGTGTTCACCGTCGGCGGAAAGAAGGTGCGCGTGAAGGGCCTCATCCGCGCCGGCGCTGGTGGCAGCGCCTCGACGGGTGCGGGCGCCACGAAGGACCAGCCGTCGCGGCGGGCGCACTTCGTCGAGTTCGGCCCCTCGACGATGCCGGCCGAGCCGTTCGTGATTCCCGCGGCGGAAGCGATCCGCGCGGACTACCTCGATCGCTGCGTGCGCGCCGGCAAAGGGATCGAGCGCGACATGGCGACGGTTGGCGCCGGGCGGCTCTGATGGCCACGACCACCAAGACGGCCACCGGCCCCGTGCTCACGGCGATCTACAACGCCCTGAACGTCGCGGCGATCACCACCACGCTCGGGTGCGGCGTCTACGAGACGGTGATCCCGCAGAACGTGGCGCTGCCGTATCTGCGCATCTCCACGCCGAGCGGGCTGCCGTGGGACACCTTCGGCGCCGCCGGCAAGGAGCGCGTCGTCCAGGTGCACGTCTTCGCGTCGACCGCCGCCTACGAGAGCGGCTACCAGGTCAACGCCATCTGCGACAAGGTGGTCGAGCTGCTCCAGGACCAGGCGCTCTCGGTGACGGGGCACAGCCTCGCCGGGCTCCGGTACGAGCAGGACACCGAGGGCGCCGACGAGGACGTCGACGGCGTCCAGATCGTGCACCGCGTGGTGTCGTTCCGCGTGCACGTGATCGAGGCGTGATGGCGGAAATCTACTCGTCCGACCTGTCGCGGATCGCCGCCGCGCTCGAGCGGATCGCCGCCGCGCTCGAGCGGTTCGAGCCGGACGCGGCGCCGCCGTGCCCGCATCCCGAGGCCGAGCGCGAGGTGCTGCCGGGCAGCACGCTGGCCTGCGTGATGACCCGCTGCAAGGCGTGCGGCGCCGAGGGGATCTGATATGGCTGTCGTCACGATCAACCCGCGCATCTGGTTCGCGCAGTACCACCTGTCGGCCGATCACAGCCGGTGTGAAGTGGCCAGCGGGCATGAGCCGGAGGACGGCACCGTCTTCACCCACACCGCGAAGGCCGTGCGCGGCACGCTGCCGTTTGTCGAGCTGAAGGGGAGCGGCTTCGTCGATTTCGCGAGCGGCGGCGTGCACCAGGTGCTCAAGGGCAACGTCAACGTCGCGAACGTGCCGGTCACGATCGGGATGGAAGGCGCCACGGTGGACACCCGGGCCACGTTGTTCCTGGCGCGCCTGCTCCAGTACCGCACGCCGGGCGTGGTCGGGAAGCTCCTGCCCTTCGAGTACGACGCCAAGGGCCAGGGCACGCCGGCCGTCGACGGGTATCTCTTCGGCCTCGGTTCGAAGACGGCGACGGCTAACGGCACGGCCATCCAGCTCGGTACGCTCGACGCCGGCGAAACGATGTACGCCGCCCTGCATGTCATCAGTGCCAGCGGCACGAGCCCGACGCTGGACGTCGTGATCGCCAGCGACAACGCCGAAGGGTTTCCGAGCGGCGTCACGCGCATCACCTTCGCGCAGAAGACCGCGGCCGGTTCCGAGTGGACGTCGCTGGCTGGGGCCGTCGCCACCGATGACTGGTGGCGCGCGCAGTGGACGATTGGCGGCACCGACACGCCGACCTTCGACATCGTCGTGGCGGTGGGGATTGCCCCGAATCCGTAACGCAGAGGAGTAGACATCATGGCAGTAGTCACGTTCACGTCCGCGTCGGTGCTGGTGGCCGGCACCGACATCAGCGATCACGTGAAGGAAGTCACGGTCGACGACGGCCGGGAAGAGAACGACGACACGACCGTCAACATGACCGCGAAGAGCATGACGGGCGGCCTGCCGACGCCGAGCGTCACGCTGAAGATGCGGCAGGACTACGCGGCGTCGAAGACGCACGCGCTCATTCGCGCGGCCGTCAACGTGTCGACCGCCGTCGTCGTCCGGCCCGTGGCGGCCACCATCCGGAGCGCGACGAACCCCGATTTTCAGTTCACCGGCAAGGTGCTGCAGTACTCGCCGATTGCCGGCCAGGCGGGGCAGTTCCAGGAGCCGACGGTGAAGTTCGAGCCGACCGGCACGCCGCTGTCCGAGCTGACGACGGCGACGTAGGCGCCTGATGCGCACGGTCGCCATTCTCGGGAAGGCGCGCTCCGTTTCCGCGGTGGCCGCGGGCGCGGAGCGCTGGGGCATCAACGACCTGCCCGTCCATCGGGACGAGGGCTGGGCGTTTGACGCCTGGGACCGCTGGTTCGACCGGCACACCAGGGCGCACATCCTGAAGCACCGGCCGGAAGCGTGGGCCTGGTACCGGGCGCAGGATGGTCGCCGGCCGATCTATCTGCTCGAGCCGGAGGCGGCGGCGGAGGTGCCTGGCGGCGTGGTCTATCCGACCGAGACGGTGCAGGACTGGTTTGCGTGGGGCGGCCAGCCCGAAGAGTTTTTCACGAGCTCGGTCGACTGGATGATCGCGCTCGCGCTCCTCGAGGGTGTCGCGCGCATTGAGCTGCAGGGCGTCGACTTCTGGGCGGCCTCGCATGAGCGCGGGGTGCAGCGCACCGGCGCGCACTACTGGATCGGGCGGGCGCGCGGGCTGGGCTGCGACATCGTCATCCCGGCCGCCTCGTCGCTTTGCAAGATCGAGCGGACGTATGGCGACTTCCGGCTGACGAGCGCGCGCAATTTCAGCTCGGTCAGCGTGGACCGGTTTCTGGCGCAGTGGCGGGAGGCCGAGCGGCTGCGCGACCCGGCCTACGTGCCGCCGGGTGTGGATACGCCGCCCGTGCAGACGTCTGCACGGGTGGCAGAGAAGGAAGTGAGGGCGTGATGGCGGACGGCATTCTCGGGCGGGAGGCATTCCTGGCGGCGCGCACGGACCTGCCGCGCGAGCGCGTGGACGTGCCGGAGCTCGGCGGTGTGGTCCTGGTGCAGGGGCTGACGGGCAAGCAGCGCGACCAGTACGAGGCGTCGTGCGTGGTCCAGAAGGGGAACAAGCGCACGTTCAACCTGATCGACGCCAGGGCCAAGCTCGTGGCGCTGAGCGTGGTCGGGGAGGACGGCAAGCGGCTGTTTCGCGAGGAGGACCTGCCGGCGCTCAGCGCGATGCCGGCGCAGATCCTCGATCGCATCTTCTCGGTCGCGCAGCGGCTCTCGGGGATCAGCGATCAGGACGTCGACGAATTGGGGCAGCTCTTCGGCGACGACCCGGACGGCTCTTCGCCTTCCGGCTCGCCCGCCAGCTCGGCGGACTGACGGTCGGCGAGCTGCTGGAGCGTATCAGCTCGCACGAGTTGACCGAGTGGATGGCGCTGGCGGCGCTCGAGGCGAAGGAGCAGGACCTGGTGGTGACGCACAAGGTCGATCCCGAGACGGCGCACCGGATGGTGTGGGACACGGACGCGGACCTGACGAACGAGGAGGGCTGACACGGCAACGATCGCGAACCTGGTCGTGAACCTGGCGGCGCAGACCGCCGATCTCCAGCGCAGCGTGGAGCAGGGGATCGGCACGCTCGATCGGCTCGAGAACACGACCAAGCGGATTGGCGGCGTCATGGCGGCCGTGTTCTCGGCGCAGCAGGTGATGCAATGGGGGCAGCAGATGGTGCAGGCGTTCTCGGAGCAGGAGAACGCGTCGGCAAAGCTGACTGCGGCGTTGACCGCCCAGGGCCAGTCGACCCCCGCGGTGATCGACCAGTACAACGCGCTCGCCGCGACGTTCCAGAAGACGACTGTCTTCGGCGACGAGCTGGTGCTCGAGATGCAGGCGCTCCTCGTTCAGGTCGGCAATGTGATGCCCGGGCAGATGGACGCGGCGCTCAGGGCGGCCACCGACCTGGCGTCTGGGCTCGGGATTGATCTCAAGACCGCGACGCAATTGGTCGGGAAGGCGTTCGCCGGTGAGACCGGCACGCTGAAGCGGTACGGCATCGTGATCGACGAGGCTGCGCTCAAGACGCGTGGCGCGGATGCCGTGCTGGAAGCGATTAGCGATCGGTTCGGTGGGCAGGCACAAGCCGCGGCCGGGACGTTCACCGGCAAGATGGCGATCCTGTCAAACCAGATCGGCGACTTCAAGGAAGTCGTCGGAGAAACGCTGGTCAACGTCCTGCTCCCGTTGATGAACTTCTTTACCAACCTGCCGGCGCCGGTGCAGAACGTGGCGGTGGGCGTGGGGGTGCTGGTGACGGCGCTCGCGCCGCTGGGGGTCGCCGCCGGCGGGATTGCCCTGGCGTTTGGCACCACGATCCCTGCGGCGTTCGCCGCCGTGTTGCCCTTCCTGGGGCCCGCAGGGCTCATCGTGGCGGGCATCGCGGCGGTGTTGCTCGTCTGGAAGAACTGGGACGCGATCGCCGGCGTGGTGCAGCGCGTGTATGAGGCCGTGAAGACGTGGCTGGTTGACCGGTTCGCCGCGATTGTCGACAGCGTGAAGGCGAAGATCGATGCGGTCACCGGCTTCTTTGGCAACATGTACGACAAGGTCGTCGGGAACTCCTACGTGCCCGACATGGTGACCGAGATCGGTATGCACATGGACCGGCTCGAGGGCGAGATGGTGGCGCCCGCGCAAGCCGCCACTGGGAAAGTCGTGGGCGTGTTCGCGGGGATGAAGGCGTCTCTCTCGAGCGCGTTCACCGACCTCCCGAACGTGATCATGGCGGCGATCACTGGCGGTGGGAACGTGGGCGGGGCGATCGGTGGCTCCATTTTCGGCAAGCTGTTCGATGCGGGCGGGCCGCTCGTGGGCGGTATCACGAAGACGCTCTCCGGCACACTCGGAAAGACCATCGGCGGCGCGATGGGGTCGATGATTCCCGGCATCGGCACGCTGCTCGGCGGCATGGCCGGCGAGCTGATCGGCCCGCTGATCAGCAAGGTGAGCGGCTTCTTCAAGACGCTCTTCGGCGGCGTGAGCCAGGCCGAGCGGCAGGGGCGCGACGCCGCGGCCTCGTTCCGTGTGGAGCTCGAAGGGATGCTCACGTCGACGCAGCGCGTCGAGGCGGGGAACGAGCGCTGGAAGCAGTCGGTGATCGTGGTCCGCGATGCGTATATCGCCGCCGGGCGCACCGAGCAGGAGGCGCTCGCGATCATGGACGCGCTCTGGAAGGCCGAGGTGCAGGGCGGTGGCGCGGTCGCGGCGGTCATCCGGGAGATTCAGGGCGTCATGCAGAGCGGCGTCACGCCGGCGCTGCAGGACCTGGGCACCGTCGGCAGCCAGGTGTTCACCGGATTGATCGGGGACGCGACCGCCTTCAACGTCGTGGCGTCGGCGCCGATCCAGAAGACCATCAAGGTCGCGTGGGACATCTCGAATTTTCCGGGGCTGCCGTCCCCCTCGAGCCCCTCCGGCGCCGGCCCCAACGATCCCGGATTCCGGGGGGCCACGCAGGGCGACATCGACGCCTTTCTGCGGAACAACCCGGGCGACGAGCACCGCATCAGAACCGCGTTTTCTAACGTCACCGACCCGAACCTGCGCTCGAAATACGGCTTCGCGGCCGGCACGCAGGGCCAGTTCCTCGACTTCGGCGCCGGCACGCCCGTCACGTTGCACGGGCGCGAGCGCGTCGTCACCGAGGCTGAGGGGCGCACGGAGGCCTCGCGCGTGGCGGGGCTCGAGCAGGAACTGCGGGCCCTGCGCCGGGAGCTCCCGCGGGCCATTGGGATCGCCCTCCAGGACGCGCTGGTGCTGGCCCGATGAGCACCGCCACGCTCAAGGTCGAGGCGCAGCTCGTCAGCGGGACGTGGACCGACCTGAAGGCCGACATCCTGGCCTCGCCCGGGCTGAAGCTCTCGTACGGCATCCAGGGGAACGGGCCGCTCGATGTGGTCGCGGCCACGGGCGAGCTCTCCTTTGTGCTCCGCAACGACGCCGGCAACAGCGTGGCCACGCAGGGCGCCTACTCGCCGATCCACGCGAGCGTGCGCACCGGGTGGACCTTCGGGATCCCCATCCGCGTCGTCCTGACGCACGGGGCCGCCACGGTCTTCAGCGTGTCGAGCCTGACGCGCAGCGGCGCGACCGCCACCGCGCAAACGAGCGCCAGCCACGGCCTCAGCACGGGCGCCTGGGTGACCATCGCTGGCGCCGCGCAGACCGAGTACAACGGCACGTTCCAGGTCACCGTCATCGACGCCGACGAGTTCAGTTACACCGTCAGTGGCACGCCGGCCTCGCCGGCGACAGGCACGATCACGGCGACTCAGGGCTACATCAAATTTCGCGGTAAGGTCCGGGTGATCGCTCCGGAGCCCGGCCGGTACCTCACGCAGCGCGTCCAGGTCACCGCGTATGACGTGATGCGGGATCTGATGGAAGGCCAGGTGCGCGAGCTCGACCTCGAGATCAATCAGCCCGAGGACGTGCTGCTCGACGCCATCCTGGACGCGCTGCCGAGCGCCGCGCAGCCGCCGGCGCGCGATCTGGACGCCGGCATCGACACCTATCCGTACGCCTTCGATAACGTCGGCGCCGGCGTGCAGGCGGCCGGGCTGATCAAGGACGTCGTGCAGAGCGGCCTCGGGCTCTTCTACGCCAAGGGCGACGGCACCGTCGTCTATGACACCCGGCACGCTCGGGCGACGGGCACCAGCGCGTTCACCTTCACGAACACCATGCGCCGTGGCGGGTTGGTCGTCCCGTCGTCGCTGGACAAGGTGTTCAATCACGTCCGGACGACGACGCACCCGAAGACCGTGGACGCCGCGGCGACCACCGTGCTCTGGTCGGCCACCGGCACACCGCCCAGTCTTGCGGCCGGGGCGACGCTGACGATCTGGGGGGACTATCGGGACCCCGACGACACCCGGCGCCTCGTCGGCGGGACCGCCGTGGTGGACGGTGTGCTGGCCACTGACGGCACCGACTATGCCGCGAACACCGCCGCCGACGGGACGGGGTCGAACGTGGCCGCGAGCGTGGCGGTGACCGCCACCGCGTTCGCCTCGACCGTCAAGTTTGTCATCGTGAACAATCACTCGGCGACGGTGTACCTCGTGACGGGCGCCGGCGCGACGCATCTGCGCATCCGCGGCAAGGGCGTGTACGACGATGGCCCGCAAACCTTTGACGCCGCGTCCACGCAGACGTATGGGGAGCGGCCCGTCAACGTCGACCTGCCGTATCAGGACGACCCCGAGATCGGGCAGAGCGCGGCCGATTATCTCGAGGAGCAGTACAACGACCTGGCCTCGCAGGTGGAGGAGATCGAATTTCTCGCCAACGACTCCGACGACCTGATGACCCAGGCGCTGGCTCGTGAGCCGGGCGACCTCATCACGGTCACCGAGACGCTGACCGGGCTGTCGTCGGTGAAGGCGGTGATTCAGCGCGTGGAGCTCGACATCACGCTGGGCTCGAGCGGTCCGCGCATTCTTGGCCGGTTCGGGCTGGCGCCGGGCGCGCCCTACGCGGTGTTTCTGTGGGGCGTGGTCGGCAACGCCGAGTGGGGCGAGACCACGGTGTGGGGGTTCTGATGCCGCCCCCCTACGACCGCCTGGGCCGCATCGCCCCCCCGCGCGAGGGGATGCCCGAGTGCGGCACGCCGGCGCAGTACGCGGCGGTGCACAGCGAACGGCTGCGCGCCAGGGCCGAGGCGCTCCCGCACCTCAACTTCCGCGCCGAGCCGTGGCCGGCGCCCGACGGGATGGCGGCGGTCATCTACGGCGGCAAGTGGATCGTCGAGTGCCCGTGCGGCGAGATTCCGATGGCGTCGCCGGCGTGGGATGAGGCGCGGTGCTTCGAGTGCGGGGCGATTTACCGGCGGCTTGCGCTGCCGGCCGATCGGGAGGCGATCGAAGCGCTCCTCCTGCAGCGCCCGACCGCGGTGACGCGGACCTGGCTGCCCGGTGAACCCCTGGACGACCTGCGCGCGCAGAACGCTGCGCACGGCATTGGCGTGGCTGGCGTCGGGGCCGGCCGCGTGGAGGCCGGCTGATGGCCTGGACCACCATCGTCCTCGTCTCGACCGGCGAGCTCGCCACCGCGAACGTGCAGAACACGCAGGTCCTCGGCAACCTGAACGAGCTGCGCACCGGCGGCCTCGCGATGACGAATCAGGCGAACGGCCGCATCGTCGTCGCGTCCAGCGCCTCGCAGTTGTCGCCGAACAAGAACGCATTCGTGAAGACCTTCATTGAGGCTATGGGCTGATGGCTGCTGGCGATCTCACAAAGATCAAGCTGTCCGGGAGCACGGACGGCATGAATATTCTCATTGTCGCGACGGCCACGCTTGGCACGACCATTCATACGGCCCATGCCACCGACCTTGATGAGATCTACCTCAATGCGTGCATCCCTGGCGCGACGTCGAGAGAGGTGACGATCGAGTGGGGCGAAGCGACCTCGACGAAAGTGACGAAGGTCACGATACCGGCTGCCGCGGGGTGGTTTCCGGTGGTCGAAGGGAAACTGTTGACGAACAGCCTGGTAGTCACGGTCTTCTGTGCGGCCGCTGCGAATGAAGTCGTGTTCGACGGCTACGTGTTGAGGCACGGGCAGTAGTTATGCCGCGAAGGGGCGCCTCGGCGATTCAGATCTGGCAGCACGCGACGCGCACGTTGACCGGCGCGGTCACGGTGTCGACCGTGCGGGCGTCCAGCACGCAGCGCGGCACGATTTCGAGCGACCAAACATCGGCCACGGCGTCTATTTCGTCGGTCACGACCACGCGGGCCCAGATGCACGACGACGGATCGACCGCCGCCGTCTCAGGGGCGGCCAGCGCGGAGGCGTCGATGGAGCAGGGGCTCACGCGAGTGGAATTGACGAATAGCACGACGGTGACCATGGCGCGCGGCGCGACATCTGGATCGACCCCTGTGACTGGCTTCGATGTGTCGGAGCTGGTGTAGTCGTGGCGATTCCCCGACTGGTCCAAGGCCACATCGAATACGCGACGCCGCTAGCGGTCATCGACGCCGCGCCTGAGGGCTACGTCTATATCCATTTCGCGTGGTTTCATTGGTGGCGGCGACATTGGCTCGCGGAGTGGGCCGGATTTGTGCCTCGCCCCGAGATCGATCCCGATCTCGTCGGAGACGCGTGGTTGGCGGCGATGAATCAGTGGCGAAGGCGGGTACAGGACCAGCTCGAGGACCACTCCTGTCTCGATCACGCGATCGATCTCGAGGCATGGGCCGCCTGTCTCGCCGAGGGCCCAGGACGAGGCGTGTGTGTCGACGTGACCCGTTACGGATGGCCGGTTGGCGATTACGTCTGGTGTCGGTATAACCCGGTGCTGCACGACATCGAATGGCCTGAGGAGCACACGTTCATCGAGGTTCGCACGGACACACTTGAAGTCGTCGCGAATCAGCGGAGCCATCGGCCGATTCGGGACGCGGTGCCAGGCCAGCGCGTGATCGACATCACGCACACGCCCTGGGCGCGGTTCTACGGCTCCGTCTTCGGGCGCTTCGTTTGGCGCGAGGCCGAGGGGCGCTGGGGCTTCGAGCCGACGACGACGCGCCGGCGGTGGTCGTGGCGACACCCGATCACATCGTGGTGCGCCCGCGGCGCGCCGCTGGTGCCGCCGGCCGTGCGTGCGGCGCTGGCCGAAGCGCCCATCGACCTGCATCTGCTGACGCCGGGTACGGTGAGAGAGAAGGTGCCCGCATGAAGCGAATCGTCACCATCGATGACGCCACGGGGAACATCCTCTCGGAGTGGAGCGGCGGGACCGATCAGGCTCTCCCGCCGGCGCCGGGCGGCCAGGCGCGCATCGACGTGAGCGCATCGCCAGACGGGAGCTACAGCGGAAAGCGGTGGAACGGCATCGCCTTCGAGGTGATCCCGCCAGCGCCGGTCCGCGTGCTCAGCCGCTTGGATTTCGCGCGGCGGTTCACGCTGGCGGAAGAGGCGTCGATCGACGCGCTGGCCGACACCAACCGCGCGGTCAAGGCGTGGATGCGGCGGCTGTCGCTCGCCGACAGCGTCAATCTCGATCGCGCCGACGTAGCGGCCGGCCTGGCGTATCTAAAGTCAGTCGGTATCCCGTCGGTCTGGCCCGATGGCGCCACGGCCGATCGGCGCATCGCGGAAATTCGCGAATGACGCGCCTGGTGTCGACGCTGATTGGACCGCGCGTGGAGTGGGCGCTGCTCGCGCTCTGGCTCGTGCTCAGCCTGCTCTCGTGGTGACCGCGCATGCCGTCAGACACCATCGTCCACCTGGCGCAGACCGCGATTGTGCTGCTGTTCATCGCCGGCCGCTGGCTCGAGCGGCGCGAGGGGGTCGAGCGGGTCACGGTGGCGCAGTTCGCGGGGGTCACGTCGCGGCAGGCCGAGCAGAAGGCCGCGATCGACGAGAAGGCTGACTGCGACCGCGTGACCGCGATCGAGCAACGGCTCCAGGGCGAGCACGATGCGCGCCGGCGTGCCACGGACGAGACGACCGCGGCGCTCGGGCGCCTGCAGGTCGAGGCGGCTGGTGTGCTGGCGCGCGTGGCGCGGCTCGAGGAGGACATGCGGGAGGTGCGGCGGCGGGTCTTCAATGGAGGAGTCACACGATCATGACCGATGCCGACATTCTGGCGGCGCTCACGAACGAGATGGCCCTCGCGTGCACGATGCTCGGCGAGGCGCGCGGCGACGCGGCGCAGGGGCACTCGTCGGTCGAGGAGCGGATCGCGGTGGCCTGCGTCATCCGCAACCGCACGCGCACGCCGAAGCGCTGGGGCGACTCGCTGAAGGCCGTGTGCCTCGCGCCGAAGCAGTTCTCGTGCTGGAACGCCGGCGACCCGAACCGGCCGCGGCTGCTCGCGATCGCCTACCGGCTGGTGACGCAGCAGCCGTCAATGGACCCGCTCGTCGACGAGACGCTCTACCTGGCCGCGGGGATCGCGAGCGGCATCCTGCTCGACCAGACGCTCGGGGCCGACCACTACGTCACCGAGGCCCTCTACAAGAGCCCGAAGCGCCCGAGCTGGGTCAACGCGCTCGCGTTCACGCGGCAGATCGGCGCGCACGTGTTCTTCACGACCGGGCGGAAGGCGGCATGACGACGCGCTGGATTGGACTGCTCGGCACGCACGGCTGGCCGGACGACCCGTCGCAGGAATGGTGGCATCCGCGCAGTGCCTTCGCGCAGTTCCTCGCACGGCTCGACGTCGTCCACGCGCGCCCGGAGAAGCCGTTCGTCTGGTCGGGCGACGTCGACGGCATTCCGTTCCTGAGCGGCAAGGACTGGGAAGCCGGCGCGGAGGCGTTCGGCTACTACGCCGAGGACCTGCCGTTCGAGTCGCGGAACGTGGTCGCGCACTCCCACGGTGGCCAGGTGGCGCTGCTCGCGGCGGCGGATGGCCTGCGGTTGCGGAGCCTCGTCATGGTGGGCACGCCGGTGCGGAAGGACATCGAGCGGGTCATCGCCACGATCGCCGTGCGGAACATCGACCGTGTGCTGCACATCTCCGACGCGCGCTGGGACTGGATGGGCCTGGCGGGCGCGTTCTTCGATTTTCGCGTCTCGTTCCGGCGGCATTTCCGCGTGCCGGGCCTCGAGACGGCGCGGGTGCGCGGCATCGGCCATTCGGGCCTCTTGCGCGACCCGCGGCTGTTTCCCCTGTGG